CGTAATCAACTTCTCCAGTTTCATCCTCATACTGTACGGGATCTTTTCTGCCAAGAGCAATAAAAGCCTCAATCCTCTCAACACTAGAAGCAGACTTATAATCACTATTTCCCGAAGGATAAGGCTTATAAGAAGTATTCGTTCTTTTATAAACTTCATCAAAATCAATTTTTAGCTTTGCACATAAAATTTCTCCATCTTGTAAAATACCAAATTTATCAGTATTTAAATAAGGTGTAAAGTAACCTACTCTCTCCGCATCCCAATTTCCAATTCTAAAAGCTGCATCATCTGCATCTCTAAATTCTTGTCTACAATCAGGATAAACTGCATGGTCACCAGCGTGAATACCTAAAGCAATATCACAAACATCTTCTGTTCTATTTGCTACGGATAATGCAACTGCTTGAGTAATGGAAGCAAACATTTTATTTCTGTTAGGAACAACTGTTTCTTTCATATTATCTTGTTCGTAATGCCCTTCTGGTACATCATCTCCACCTGAAACTAAAGCTGAGTCTAATAGATCAACTAATCCGTCTAATTTAATTTGACGGTAATTTACTTTGTGACCTTTACTTGCAAGGTAATCAATTAATGATTGAGCTCTCTCTAGCTCTACTCTGTGTTTTTGACCATAGTCAAATGAGATACCTGTTACAGTATCGTACTTCTCGATAGCTCTTAACAATAGGGTGCTGCTATCCATTCCACCACTTAAACTTACTACACAATGTGCCATAATTCACTTATTTAAAATTTGCCAGGTATTTCGCGTATAGGCTAACGCTAAAATGTTAATTAAATATAGTAAAAATATTATTAAAATACAACTTTACTTATATCTGTTTTTTCTATTAAATCTATCTCTGCTGATGGTTCCTCTGCTAATACTTTTCTAATTACTTCTTTAATTTCTTTACCATCTACAATCCACTCTTCTCCATCAACTTCAACTCTCCAATAAAAAATATCTATAGGAACTGACATATTAATCTATATTTGTAAAAGATGATATTTTCTCTTGTATTACTTTCCACTCATTAATATACTCTTTAAGGGAAGTGTAGTGGTTACTTTTATTATTAAGTAATTCCCTACATACTGCTTTTAGTGCATGATTAAAATTTCCCGGGTAGCATATAGTCTTAATATAATGAGTATTGTTATCACCTTTGATAACTCTTTCATAAACTGTATATCCCCCTGAGGAAGATTTAGCAATAAAAAAAGGTTCCATAACTGAATCTTCAATAATTGTATCCCCTGCAGGGATTGAATCTGGTCTTCTTAACATAACTTAATTTTTAAAATTTATTTCCAATATAACTGTATCATTACTATTATAAATGCTAGTAATAATGTAATTCCTGTTTTAAGAGTTATTCCTTCATCTAAATGAATATACGTACATGTTGCCATTATTATCATACCGGTAGAAAACCCTATCAACCTACCAGGCCATAGTAATCCGTCAAATCCTGCTACTACGTACCTAGAAGCATAGATTAATATATAACTAATAGGTACCCCCATAGAAGCCATAAGTAATGGTCTCTCCTTCACCCAATCGTTAAAAAATTGAGAATTAGTTTGATACCATATTAAGCCTTGAGCTACAGTAAAGAGTATAAATGCTATTAGTATATTCTTATTCATTCAATATAAAACTTTTTAACTGATCTTCTGTTAATCTGCCGTTTTTAATACTTTCCTTACCATCTTTAATAATTACTGTTGTCGGTATTGCAGTAACTTTGTACTCACCTGCTAAACCGCTTGTATCTTTTTCAACATTTATATTAACAAACTCTACTGTGTCTTTTAATTCTTCCGATACTTTATCAAAAGTCTTAGCGTAAACACGACAAGGTCCGCACCAATCTGCGTAAAATTTGATTACTTTTGTCATTTTCTTCCTTTTTCTTTATATGAATTAAATCTTGATTTTTTTCTGTTAGTGTTTGAAGTTTTGATTCCTCTTGACTTTAACCACTCCATAGTTTGAGTGTAAAGTTGTTTTGATGTGTTTTTTGACATATAACTGTTTTAGTATTATACTATAATATAAGAAAAAAGCTGCGTATAACCAACTATTTAACGTTATTTCCATCTACAGATATTTCATGCCAATGTACTCTACCTTCTTCTATAGCTTTTTTAATATTTTTTTGTTTCCCCATCAAAAAGGAACTTCCACTTTTTACTTCAACAAAATGTACAGAACATTTAGTCTTGCTGGCGGTGTCTGTAAACCCAACATAATCAATAGGCATACCTAAAAATGTACAGTCTTCTGGAGGAACAGGAAACTCTGACATAAATGGTACAAAGTGTTCTATAGTTTTACCCCACTGTACAGCCCCTGATCTCTTCTTTGCATCTCTTCTAATTATTGCTTTTTGATTTTCAAATTCTAATTTAAGAATTTTAATTTTTCTTTTGAAATGGTAGTACACTCCTCCTATGCTTAATAAAAGGAGTATTACCGTAGATGTATATAACATACTTTTAGTATTTACCCATCACAGCTTAAACAATCCTCAGAAGTTCTAGAACCTATATCTCCGTTAATTACTGAGTCTGTTCGGAGGTAGTATAGAGTCTTAATTCCAAGTTTCCATGCTGTTTGATGAACTAAGTTTATAAATTTTGGTGAATCTGTTGGATCAAATGCTAAATTTAAAGATTGAGTTTGATCTATATACTTTTGACGTACTGATGCTTGTTCTACTAATGCAAGTTGATTAATTTCTGCAAAAGTTAAAAATACTTGTTTATCCTGCAAAGGCATTATGTCTTCAGGTAAATTAGCAACTGAGCCTCTAGCTTTCATAATATCATCCCATACTTCTTCTGTGTTACTTCCTTTTTCTTCTAAGTAACTTACTAACGCAGGATTCTTACGAATAAAAGTACCTTTTGCAGAATTAAAAGTATATACGTTAGCAGGTACTGGTTCAATACCGGCTGATACTCCTCCTGATATTGTAGAATTAGATACTGTTGGTGCTACTGCTAATAAATGTGTATTTCTCATTCCAGTTCCTTTACACCATACTGGCTCTCCGTATTCATCTGCAAGTTTTCTAGAAGCTGCTTCTGCTTGATTCTTTATCTGAGAGAATATCTGATGGGTATAAGAAGTTGCAGCAATAGAAGTAAAAGGAATTCTTTCGTTTTGTAAGAAAGTATGCCATCCTAACACTCCCAATCCTATAGCTCTTCCTTTTTTTGCCGATCGGTGTGCTCTTATTAAAGAATCTCTACCAGAAGTTTTAGCTAAAAATTCTTCTAATACTCCATCTAGAAAGTATATAGATGTCTCTATCAAATCAGTGTTTTTCCATTCATGCCATTTTGTAATATTTACTGATGATAAGCAGCAAATAAAGGAATGTTCTTCATCTGTATGTAAAGTAATTTCCGAACATATGTTAGTCATAGTAACATCTAAATTATTCTTTACATAAGCAGGAGGATTGTCATTATTAACATTATCCTTATACATAATATAAGGTTCTCCAGTTTCTACTCTAGATTTTAGTATTTCCACCCACAATCCCATAGCTTCCGGGTCTCTATGTTCTAATCTTTGCATAAAGCTATCATCCACTACAACGCATTGATGTAGGTTGAGACACTGTCTGTTTGGGTCTCCTTTTGGCCTTCTTATTTGAAGGTACTCTTTAATATCTGGGTGATTAATGTCTAAATTTACCGAGGCTGCTCCTCTTCTAACTGCACCTTGATTAGTAGCAATAATAGTAGAATCGTATATCTTAGCCCATGGAACTACCCCTTCTGATTGACCCATATTTCCTGTTCCGATTTTTTCTCCTCTACCTCTAATACGGGACAACCCTATACCGACACCGCCGCCGAGGGAGGTAAGTCTCATTAGTTCAGCATTGGTTAATCCAATACCTCGAATTGAATCGGGCGTATCAATTCCAAAACATGAGATCGGTAATCCTCGGTCGGTTCCGGTGTTCGATAATACAGGGGAGGCTAAGTTCAACCATCCTTTCCACATATAGCGAAAAAATTTATTCGCTAGGTCAGGACGATCTAATCTCTTAGCAATCGTATCTGCTACTCTTCTATATGCCTTTTTTGGTGTTTCATCAGCTAATAAATACCCTTTTGATATTGTTGCTAATGATATTTCATTCATCCATTCAGGGTAATCTTTCCCTGCTTCCCAAGAGGAAGTATCAACTATTAAACTCATAACTTACTTATTAAAATATTGTAGCAGCGTCCCATTCCATATGCCCTTTTGCATAATTCGTTACTCGATTTGCAAAAAAGTCTGTATGTTGCTTACCTGCTATTACCGCATCAAACCACTTCATTGTCTTTAATGCTCCTTTATCGATTTCTTCAGCTGGAACTATAGGTTTTAATCCTAAATCGCTCATTTTTGTATTTACTCTATTACGAATAAAATTCTTTAGCTCTTCCTTTGAAAGGTTTTCTAAATCTCCCATTTCAAATATCTTATCTATAAAATCAAACTCTAACTGTAAAGCATTTTTTGCTGCTTCTTCAATATCAGCTACTAATTCAGGAGTTTTAAATTCTGGGTGTTCTTCCATTAAGGTTCTAAATAACCAGCATCCTGCATCTGAGTGTAAAGATTCATCTCTAACTGACCATTCTACTATTTGACCTACTCCTTTAAGTAAGTTTCTCATTTTAAATGATAAAAGTACTGCAAATGAAGAAAATAAGTTAACACCTTCTGTAAATGCAGAAAATATTGCTAATGACTTAGCTCTATCGTGCCAGTTTGGAGTTCCATCATGTCCGTCTCTTACGTCCATAAGATTTTCTATTTTTGCCATAGTTGCTTCATCTTCTAAAAACTCTGCAAAATTATCTAACCCCAATTGTTCGTTTAATAATGAATATGCTTCCGCGTGTATTGTTTCACTTGAACCTAATGTAGTTCCCATCATTATAATTTCAGGTTTTCTAAACCATTTAGTGACTAATGTAGACCAGTAATCGTTAACTATGGTTTCAGTCTGCGCAAATCCTTTTAATATTCCTCCAATAACATTTTTTTCATGGTCTTTTAAATTACTAGCCCAGTCTGTTACGTCTTGTGACATAGGAACTTCTGTATGCAACCAATGTGCTTGTTGTTGTTTAAGCCAAAAATCGAAAGCTTTTGGATATTCAAAGGGTTTATAAACCACACGTTCGTTAAGTAAACTCATTTTTTAATTTTAATTAATAGATTAGACAAAAAAAATCTCCAGAGAAAGCTATATCTGCTATTGGAGATGTTACCATAAATAGCATATATATTCTACTTTTTATCAAATAGCTCTGACATTTTTTCTCTTGAAAGACTGAAGATAGGACCTTGTGTAGAATTTAATTGTTCGTCTAAGTCAGCTTTTCCTTCAAATTCAATATGACCGTTATTGGTATCCATTTTTACATTATAAGTCATACCATCTTGACCGTATCTATTTTTCATAACATGAACGCGTCCAGTTCCTAGTACTTTATCTTCTTTCTGTCTAGATAGAGACAAGCAAATATCTGCTACCATCATCTTATCGTAAGAACCTGCTGCTTTGTCACCCTCTATAACAGAATCTTTAGCACCCATTCGATTTACTTGTGATGGAGTTAATATAGGTATTTTCATATCTTTTGCAAGACCTTTAGTAGCTATAAATACATCATCAATTTCGTCTTTCCTTTCAAAAGACTTACCTCTTGAAGGAGCTCTTAAGTAATCCACATAGTCAATTATAACTAAATCAGGCTTGTGGTCCATATCTATACATTTCTGGATATGAGATTTAATTGTATTTACAGAGGCATTTTTAGGTGCATACTCTTTAACAATTAACTTACCTTTTAAGTTATCTACTACTTTTTGTACATCTTTACGATGGTTATTAACTTCATCAATAGAGTACCCTGTAAAGTAGCAGTCAAATCGTTTACCAACGTAGTCTTCCCCGAGTTCCAAAGTGTAATAATTGACTTTATGCCCAAGCTTAACAGCATGAGCAGCAATAGCCACCATAGTCCATGACTTACCGCCACCAGGATTACCAAATACAATAGCCAAATCCCCAGGCCCAAATCCTCCTTGAATACCATCATTAAGAACAGGCCAAGGAGAAGGAATAGTAGGACGGTAATCAGATCGATACCTAGTCTCAATATCTTTATTATATTCATGACCTATATTTTTATCCATACCAGCTCGCATTGCTTTTTCAATAGTATTTCTAATACCGTCAAAATCCCCTGCTTTTAATAAATCAGTAGAATTTAATATAGCCTGCTTCATTTCTTGATTTTTACAAAAAGTAGTAAATTCTTCTTGTACGTATTCTAAATCATCTTGTGATGCTTGGTAGGAGTTACGTAACTCTTCTTTTAACGCTACCTTAAGAATATCATTCTCTATTTTCTGTAATTCTACTTTAAGAACATCCATAGTTACAGTAGTATGGTATTTGTCAAAATACGTAACTAACTGATTGATAATCCATTTGTGTGCGTCTGAGTCAAAGTAATCTTCTTGAAGAACGTCTCTTACGTTTAGAAGAAAACCCTTATCTGTTAGCAATGAGCCCAATACTTTCAGCTGGAATCCTTTTCCATACTGATTCAATGCTTTTAATGTCATCTATAACTTATTTTTTAAAAACCGTTAAACCTCTAAAGTTCTCTAACCAACCTTCAGTATTTTTTGTAATCCCTTCTATCTTATCTTGATCTAAGAGATGCAAAAATGCCCCTGTTTGTAGGTTGGGTATGTCACTCTTTATTATATCTAATATATGATTTTTTTCTTTATCATCCAACACAGAATCATGTAAATTCATTAATTTATAATTAGTTTCTACACGATCCCACTCTGTGATAATTTTAGGAAAAATTTTCTTGCATTTTTTTTCCTCTAACTTACTTGCACATGTATCATAAACATACTGTAAGTCTGTTCCCGATGTATTAACTAGTTCAGGAAATTCTGATATTATTGTTTTAATTCCAAGTCCTTTTACTCCTGCTAAATTATCAGAGTTATCTCCAAGAAGAGCTTTTACAACATTGTAATTCTCAGGAAGAACTTTTAATTCTTCGAATATATTACTTTCATTGAATGTTTTCTTCTTTACTGGGGCATATACTTCGATAGTTTTATCGACTAACTGCAAAAAGTCCTTATCTGATGATATAATAGTACATTTTTTAACATTAGATGTTGAAGCTTTTTGAGCTATGTACGCTATAATATCATCTGCTTCTAGTTTTTCCATTCCAATCTGTTGGACTGGCAGGCATTCTAAGTAATCTTGTGTTCTGTAAAGTTGCCCTATTAGGGCCTCTTGCTCTTCAGCTTTCGAATCATAAAGTCCCCAATGTGTTATACGAGCAGTTGCTCTTTGAGCTTTATAGTTTGGATCTATATTCTTACGATTTGCAGATCCTCCTTTCCCGTCCCATACTATAACTACTCTCGTTGGATCAAATATTCTAGTTACATACCCTAATGAACGCATAAAACCGACCAGGCCGCCTATATGATGGCCTGATGGGTTCATTGCTTTGAGTAATGAAAAACTACGAATTAACATATTCATAGCGTCAATCACTAGAATGTGATCATTCAACTCTCGGGGCGGGGTTTCTTTAAGGTTATTAAGTATATTACTATAATTGGCCATTAATCTAAAATATTAGGTTTTATAGATTCTTCTTCTAAGTCTCCTTCTTCAATTAAGTCAAAATCTATACTACCGACTAATTTTAGCCAATGCTCTTTATGCTCATTTTTATACTTATCTATAGCTCTTTTATCATCAGGTATAAACCCATGTGATGTCATAACAACACGTCCTCTGGATTGTACTCCTCCGATATGGTTTTTCTCTACTTGAACGTTTGTACGTTTAGCGAATTCTACCTGTAGGCCATCTTTAATAGCTTTTATCTTAGAAGTTCCAGGGTTTGTTATATTTCCGAAAGTGATTACTAAAGTTGAATCATACCACATAGACATTCCTCCTTTATTCTGTAATTTAGGTTGTCCCATTGGTGATTCAGGCTTCATAGTCCATACCTTATTAATAGCTACTAGAGTATTTGTATAAGGAGAGTTCTCTTTCCTAGATAATAGAATCTTTTGATTCAAATTATTACCAAATTGAGTAGACATCGCTCCTGCATTCCATTCATTATTATTCTTATTAGAACGTACTGAAAGATCGCAAGGTATAGAACCTATACTGTCCCAGAAAAAACATAAATCAAAAGGTAAATTTCCTTTTGCCTGTTCATCCATAAGATCAGCCATATATACGGCAACTTCTTCAATAGTATTTAATGTACCTCTATCAGCATATAGAAAATGACCCTCGTAATCTACTACGTTACCGTTTTCATCAGTAACCTCATCAAATTTTAAGCCCATTTCCTTAGCATGGTCCCACGACCATTTCATCTCTGATATAATAAATACTGGTAAGATTCCTAGTTTTTGTGCATTTACAGCAGCTTCTAGTAATGCTGTTGTTTTACCTGTATCACTATGTCCTCTTAGTAGGGTTATATGCCCTGTTGGAATGCCAGGAAGAGATGTAATATCTTGGAAAGCTTTTGATAAAGGAATCCATCCTTGTTCTTTGAACTTTACAGATGCATTAGAAAATCCTTTCTTTTTCTTAAAATTTCCAAGATTAAAACTCTTCTTGACTGCCGCAGATGCGGCTGCTTTTACCTCTTTTTTTTGTTTTGCCATTTCTATTCGTTAAATAAATCATCAAATTTGCTCACTGTATCTTTGTTGCCAGCCGTAGCTGTTTCCAAAGTAAAGTCTGCTTTTTGTTGACCTAAGCTTTCTGGCAGTTTGTCTTCTTTTGAAGTTGCAGGTGTTTGATTACTTTCTTCTGCTGCAGAAGGATCTAAGTAATTTTGTAACTGCTTTTTAATAAATTCATAATCGTATTGAGTATGTACCTCTACCGGGTTAGGTTGAGTTTTTAACCAAGTATCAACTAAATCGTTATTATCTGATAAAGGTGTTTGCTTTGGTTTAATACGTACTGTTGTTTCAGGGTACGGATTACCTTGTTGCTGTTCTACTACCATATCCCATCCGTTTAATACATCGGTAAAGTCTCCAATATCTTCATCTTCTGCTAAAGCAAGTAATGCTTTATAAATAGTTACTCCAAAACCCCATAATCTAACTCCTTTATCTTCTTCTCCTCTTACTACAACAGGAGCAAAGATTCTAGTTTTAGGTGAAATTTTGCCAGAAAGTGACCAGTTATCTTTATCGTTGGTTTTTCTTAACTCTTTTACAAACTCTTCAATCGGATCTTGCTTACCAAAGTTTGATAAAGCTACCATAGGGTATTTTCCAATACCGTAATGAAATTTTAATTCCTTAAAAGGGAAAGTTGGGTCGAAAGCTGAAGGTACAATACGTACTGTTTGCTTTCCTAATTGTGGTTTCCAGAAAATCTTGGAATAGTCAGTTTTCTCTTTATCCTGACCGTTGTTGTTTAGCGCATCTAATTTAGCGCGAATAGCATTAATGTCCATATAACTAATTTTAAAATTATAACTTATTATTAATATAGGAATAAAAAATTAAATCGCCAACTAAAGCTCAATAATTTTATATAACTTTGTATTTACTCTCTTTAATTCTGGACCTTTGGTAAGTAATACGCAGTTGCGATAATCAGGCCAGTTTATTCTGTAACTTGTGTCTAGAACTCCTCCGTTTAATTCTTTTATTAAAGTATTAAGAGCGTTAATAGTATACAGTGTATTGGTTTCTTTTTTTCTATGTACTAATATAGTATTTTCTAAAAATGCTCCTACATTTCCAAAATCAACATTATATGTACACATATATTCGTCTTGACTTTTAGAATATAGTACAAAAATCTTATTATATATAATTTTGTATCTTTCCTGTATATTACCTAATACATTATCTAGGTCTTCTTCTGTTGAAAAAGTACAAAACAGCTTATTACTCATATCTTCGCTGGTAAAAAAAGGTTCGATGTCGTAATCGAACTTAGGTATTGTTGTGTTTGTTATCATATATAAATAGTTGTGCTGTTCTATAACACTAAATCTGTGTTGTATTTAAATTTAACAGGGTATTTACCTTGTCTCTCCATTATTTTCTGTATATCTGCTAAAGTTTCTTTACCGTCGTCTTTACTAAAGTCAAATAAGATAGCATCGTATGTATATAAAGTAATAAAAGATTTTTTATTTCTTAAGTACTTTAATATATCTTTTAATATAATGATATTATTTGAAGTTTCCAACGATTGCATCATATAATTCATTAATTTTGCTGGATTCATATCTTTTAATTCTTGAGTAAAGTGTTTACCTGATTGAGGATTCCAGACATAACCCCCTTCTTGAAAGCTTTTCCACATAGCATCAATATATTCTTGTATTTCTTTAAATATTTTTAGATTCTTATGTTCTTCAGGTATTTTTCCGTAAATTGCATGAAAATTAATCTGTTTTGCTTTAGCATACTCCTCTTCTGTTATCTCTTCCTTACCAAAATAATACTTAGCAAGCTGTTTATGTGCTGATTCTTCTGTAAGAGGGTAGTCTAATTGTTCTGCTAGAAGTCTTAAATGGTACCCGTCAAAGTCAAATTCTACAAAAAAATCATTCTGAGGTTTAAAACATTTTCTATACTCTTCTGCTTTTGGTATTGCTGCAAAATTTACTGAGTTGAATGTGTTTGTTGGTCTAGATGTATTATTATAAAGGTTATATTCTGTGTAAACTTTATTATCTACTGTGTTATGAATGGGATTTTTAGGTTTAAATAAACTATTAAAACTATCATACAGTATCCCTACTCCTGATTGTTCAAGTAGGTAGAATACGTTAGTAGCAATATTATTATAAAAATTAAAACCTGATGGTATTTCTAAATCTATTACTTTTTTTATACTTTCGTAGATATTCTCACTTCGTTCGTATAGTTTAGCTATAGGTATAATACTGTTTAAATCTCTCTTATCGCTGTATCGATTATAGAAGTAATTTATAGTTGAAGTATCCCCGGGTATTTCTAATCTTTTAAACTCTACCATAGAATAGAGTAGAGATATGTCTATGGCTTCCTGTAAATTAAAGTAGTAGAGCAGTTTTTTTTTATTTAATGTATATAGTTTACCTGCTTTAGAAAGCATACTGTAGATACGATTCTTATCTACGTTCAGTCCTTCGTCATGATTAATAGGAATAATGTACCCATGTTTACTGTTTATCATTCTTATATAAACAGCAACTGTATCATTAAGTCGTGGATGGTATAGGTCATTAGCAGGAATTACCTCTACATAACAACCTAATTTAACTAACCCTTCTAACGAAGATAATTTTGATTCTTCTTCTACTATATAAAACACTTGTAAAACCTTTTTAATAATATACGAAAAATTTTCGTATCTACAACCTTTTTCCTGGTGAAGGTATAATTATATCTTTATCTTGATCTAATATTGGGGTAGCTTCTACAATATTTTCATTTTTTACGTACTCCAATGGATCAAGTAAAAGTTTTTCTGCCCCGGGAAGTTCTTTTTTAAGTAACTCTATTGACTTTAAATTTTTGCTCTCTATTCCTTCTAAAAAATAACCGTTTATCATTTGATCTTTTACCGGACCTTTTATATACCACTCTATTGCGGCTATTTTATCACGTTTAGATCTAGAGTTAATATTATTAATATACTGAGCTCTGTTTAATTCTTTACAGTTACCTGTTGCTCTGTTTTTATAGAAGTATCTTTTCATTACTCCATTGTCTCTATCTTTAGATGTAGGAGGTAATTTTATAGACTTTAACCTATTGTTAGAAGATCTTCCTGAATTACCAGGAGTATTTAGTGTAGGTTGTGATGTTGTAGGATCTTCTGATATTAGTTCTGTTGCGTTAGAGAAATCTCCTTTTTCTAAATTAACACCAAGAGTGCTGTAGATAGCGCCAAAGCTTGTTACTACCACCTTAGTAGTTTGATTAAATAAGGTGTTTTTTATTCTTTCTATTTTATTTTTATCTTGCTCTCTACCACTAACTTTTAAATTAAAGGTTCCTAACTCTTCTATTGATTTTAAGCAGTATTGGCTTTTAGGTAAATACATATATTATATTGTTAAATCATTTGAATTAATAAGAGTATAGGTAAACTGTCTTTGTCCTACCCTATCTTTAGCTTGATTAGCTATTTCTAAAATTCTATCTAAGCTTTCAGCTTTATCTACTACTTGACATCCGGCAGACCATTTTGTAACTTGTCTACTCTTCCTGCTAGGGCTTGCTCTATGTATGTTAATACCGTAATTACCTCTTTCTGGATTTGTAAAATCGTAAAAAGAATCTCCATTTCGATCTCTCCATACCGTAACCGGGTTAATTTGAACTAATGCAGGGTATGAAGGAGGGTTTCTTTTATGTGTTCCAAATCCATGAGAATTTAAATGTTGACCTTCTTTTAAAATAGCTGTACCTCTTGAATTTGGATTATCTACTAACCAGTACCTACCTGGATCTGTTGTACAAGAAAACTTCTCTGATTTTTTTACTCCGTTTTCTTTCCAAGAAATAGTCATAATATCATCAAATTTATTTGTTAATTGTAACTTACCGTCCTTAATATTATTGTAGTTTCTAATACCTACAATATTTAAAGCAAAATCTCTATCATCCCATTTATAACCTTTACTTGTAACTGAGGATTTAATTGCATCGTAATCAACATTTGTAGAGTCTATATTAGTAGCTTCTGCTTCTTCTGCTTGTGATTTTTCTGCTGATGTAGTACTATCTTTACTTGTATCACTGTATTCTACAGTAGAGCATTCTTGCTTCTCTGCTACTGCTTTTACTTCTTCTGGTGTGGGTGGAGTCAAACTGTAAAATTGAGTTTTAACATCAGTAGTCCACTTTCCATTATCAATAGAATGTGCCAATCCTGTTATAATGTATCCAAAATTTGTACTGTATTTTTGAGGTAGAATACCTTCTTCTATTTTAAATGTTTGACCTATTTTTAATCCTGCAATTCCCATTGAAGTAAAGGATAGTTCCACTGGGATTACTCCTGGGGCGGGGATTGGATTTTCTTCGTTATGTATTAAGATATCAACTACCCATCTTTTACAAAATTCTTTATGGTAGTTTTTAATATTACTTATTGCCCCTTTATCGTAGTCTCCATTATCAGCAAAATTTTCACCATTAAATTCTTCCCAGAACTCATAATAATCTTCAATCCATTTTTTAAGTCTTCTATCTTCTGGTTTTTCTCTTTTTTCTGTTATTTCTTCTCCTCCAATAGTATTTTTTTGAGATTTATGAATTATGTGTCTATCTAATAATCCTCTATTCCATTGTAATAGTGGTCCAATACTATCTTTTGTATGTCCTCCTGTTCCTTGAGCTGCTATTGATACCATATTCCCAATGTTTGAACTTATTTTACTATCAATACTTAAACTTGAGATTGTAGATTTAGTACCTGTTAGAGATAAAGTTGGAATAATACTTTTCACCTTTGGAGTAACTTTTCTATCTACAACATAAAAAAGATCGTCTTGCTCATCATAAAATAAATCTAAATCATTAATTCCGCCCATAGCATCCGACATAGCTCTTAATACCGTTTTCATTAAGCTAACCATATCGTTATTTTCATTCTGATCTGAATCTTTATAAGCATCTACTATCTTGTCTATTTCTGATTGTAAATACTCTACAGATACCATAATATTTAAAATATCATCTGTTTCTCCTCTCAATATACCTGTAGATAGTGCTTTTCCAATATTTTGATGAAATCCATTTTTCCATACAACTCCCATAGGGTAAGATTCCTTACCGTTTGGCCATTTCACTACTTTATTTTCTGAGTCATGTAATTTTGTAGATGTTGGTAATTTAGGAAGTATACAAACTAACGGGTCTATTGAAAAATGATATTCATTAGTTAAATATTTTAATTTTTTTTCATACTTAACTGAGTTAGTTTCTTTATCTTGAAAGCCTGTGTAAAATTGAGTTAGTTTTCTTCCTTTTGTTTTAGTGCCTTTTTGAGCTTCTTGTGTAGCATCTATTGAGCTTACATAATTGTTGTATACATCAAGTATAGTATATAAAGGAATCCAATATTCGTTAATATCGTCATTATCCCAACCTGTATCTTTTAGTTCTAAATCTTTTAATTTGAAAGCTAAAAATGCATTTAAATTTTCTTGAAAATGTTTTCCTGTTTTTGGATGAAAGCTATCATTAGTAAATATATGTTCAACTTTACCTTCTGGAAGTATTTGACTGCCGAATTCTGAAAATGCATTTGCAAAATCGTCTTTTACTTGTTGAGCTCTCTCTTCCTGCGCCTGTCTTACTTCTTTCTGTTTAGGTGTAAGTTCACTTTCGGGTAAAACAGCATTTTCTTGAATAAAATCAACTAGACGTAAAGTTTCAGCTTTATCGTCTATATTAAAAGTGTTATCACTCTCTATAGAAAGTCTTTGTTCTGGTTTATCTACTACAAAAGCTGTTAAGTTATCACCTGCTTCATCTATTGAGCTAGTTCCTGATCTATTTAAGGTTCCTTCAACAAATTTTAAACCATACATAGAAAATTCTTTGTTAAGATGGTTTACCAGCTCTTCTTCTTCTAATCCAGCTATTCCTGTCTTAGAAGTCCAAGAATACCTTTTACTTTTGTATCTAGTAGTTCCTCCATTAACTAGTTTTTCTAACTTAGACACAAAAGCTTCATTTTCCATAGCTATCCTACCTTCTAAAGTTTGGGCAGATGATGCCTGTGTTGCTAAATCGCTTAAGTCTCCAAAAACTGTGTCTATTGCTAAGCTAATATTTTCTTCAGTACGTTCTTTTACAGCTAATGCACGTTCTACAGCTGAATTAGTATCTCCGGTTACTAAATCGTATCCGGCTATTGCTGTGTCTGCCAAGCTGGAGTAATAGTTAGAAGCTATTTGCTTAACGTTTCCTTCTCCTTCTGTTGCTTGTAACTTATCTATTTCTGAAAATAGTTTATGGAATATGGACTTCTTTTCTTTTTTATTTTTATCTTCATTCCACTTTGCGAATTGACTGGATGGGTATACATTTGATGGATCAAAAGTAATTGCAAGCGATTCTAAAATAGTTCCTTTAGATATAATTTTTATGCTACAATCATAACCTCCGTCTTCTCTAAAAGACCATGAAAAGTTAGAAATATAGCCAAACATAGAATCGTAGTTATATTGTGAGTTTTTAATTATCTCCTGTAAGTCTGTTTCTATAGTTTCTGTTTTTAATCTATTTCTCAAAAACTTTTTATAAAATTCTACTTCTTTTCGTACAGTTTTAGTTGTAGAATCAAGCTGTAAGCTGTGGCCCCATTCTAATAGAATAGTATAACCAGGTCTAAGGTATAGGGCTTGCATCATTTCTAAATCTTCTAAATCCCAAACCGTCACTTTCACTTCACCATCTCTCAATGTACCGTAAGTACCTTTTGATTTTACTGATACTGATTGAATTCCCGGTGTAGGTCTAAAACCTAATCCTCTATAGTTGTGGTAACCGGAATTTTTTATATCTCCTGATGTAATATATCCGTTTTTATCTATATCTATAGGACTATGTGTTGATTCGTTTACTCCTCCCTTTAACGCTTCACCTTGTTTTAAGGTGCCTCCCATGATTACGTTGTTGTAAGCTAGATTCTTATTCCCAACAACATCTTTAATGGATTTTTCACCAGTTGCTAAGTCTTTTGTTTCTTGTTCAGTAAGAGTATTTACACTTGATACTATTCTAGCCCAAGCACCATTACCGTTAAAGAATAGAAGTTGGTTGTTTTCTTTTTTTTTAGTAGATATAAGACCTTCTCTAGCTTTTATCTGAGCTATTACTCCTCTTGCAACTCCACTACCAACTACTTCTTGTGGACCCTCCTTTGGTATGCTTTTTGCTTGTTTAGACATTATCTTATTTGATTTACTTCTTCAAATAATTGAATTGCTAATGTTTTATCAGCAGGAATTCTCAACTGTACACCAGGAGTAACATTTAAAGATCCTTTTTGGTAGTTATTTGCTGAAGAGATAATCCACCATAATTCAGGGTCTTGGTAAAACTCTAAAGATAGAGTATCATACCTATCTCCGTATTGTGTTATTACGTAGGTATCGTTTTCATTTAAAGGTATTTCAGGGTATATAACGTTTCTTTTATATACTGTTCCTCTTATGGTTTTATTTGTTTGTATTTTTCTAAATCGTCTGCCCATTTTTCTAATATACGAATTTTTTAAAGACTATACAAGCGGTATGTATGTATCTTTAATGGTCTTTATTACATTATGATTGGAGATAAATGGATTTATTCCTGTTTGTGGAAGGAAATCGTGAATAACTTTAAATGATACAGATACATCTAATACATGAGGGAGTATCTGAGGGCCTTCTTTATCTTTTAGCTCAGGGCCTTGGAAAGATATTTCCCATGGATAATCCTTCTGCCAAGTATATTGAACTGATTCTATTATACCTGGTTGTTCATATATGTAATCTCCTACAGTTACTTTAGCGATAGAACCTCTCATAAATCTACCATTATCTCCGTAAGTTGGTGCAGTAACTGATGCTAAAGTTGCTGCTTTTTGATATAGGGGTTTCATCTCTTCTTGTGATTGTGCTGCTATTTTAAACCCTATATTTATAGATCTTTCAAATCCACTGTAGGTATAAAAACTATCAGCTCTACCTAAATATTTATTAGCATTCCAACTACCATTAAAACTATCATCAAAGGTATCTAAAAAAGCACGAAAAGCTAGGTAGTATTTTTGATCTGGGGTAATTATTTGAAATTCTAATTGAATTAAATCTCTATTACCTCCTTCATTTACATTAGTACCATCAAGTGGACTTATTGCTACATCTAATTTATTTATTTTATCAACAGTATCTGAGTCTTTTATGTTATAGAAAGTTCTATTGCGTGTAATTTTTCCCGGATTACCTAAACCTACTCTTTGTTCTTTATTTACATCTGTATCACTATAATCAAATGAATAGATATTTTTATTTCCACCTCCAAATTCATCTGTTTCTCTAAAATCCTTTACTTTTGTAGAAGAAATTAGTTGATTATATGTAGCTGATTCTGTATCTAAACTATCTGGTATAGGATTTGATGTTTTTCCAACAGTATCAAGGCTGTGATTAACTCTATTTACTATACCTGCATTTACTCCATCCCCGTGTTTAAGTATATCTATATGCTGTTTAGCAGTTTTACCTGTATATGTACTACCTGATGAATATAGTTGTTTAGACATTTGATTATCAACAAATTCATCCGGTGTTGGAGATTCTTTTAACGGTATATTTACTCCGCTACCGCTATTAAAAAATTGGGCTGCTATAATGTTCTTCTGAGTATCAAATTTAGATTTAGTATCTCCTATTTGAAATTTGTCTGCTTTTCTATTTTCTAATGGAGCTGTATCTCCTTCGATCTTTTTATTACTAATTCCAAACTCTCCTTCAAGTGAGGTAGTTTGAACTGCAAAAGTTTGATCGAATTCACCAGTTCCTGTAGGATTTTTTATTGGAGCACCTACATTAGCATTAGTTATATTATCTACCGTAGTAGTTTCAGTATATGGTACGTCTGTACGGTAAGTAGAAGTTGTTACATTTTCTGTAACAGTTCCTTCTATATCTTTTTTATCTATTCCTAGACTACCTGGCGAAGGAGTTGTGTTTCTAGTAAGGTTAGGTGGTTTTGGAATACTTTGTCCACTATTAACATTAGTAGCATTTGATTCTGTGTCGGTCTCTGTATATGACTTTTGAGCATTATATTTAGCTTCTTTGACTTCTGAGGTTAAACTTCCTGATGTATTAGCTAATTCTATACTTGTTCCTAAATCACCTGGAGAGGCAGTTGTATTGGATGCTAGTATATCACTTTTGTTAATATGAGCTCCTCCTACTACGTTTGCTATATTTTCATTGGTATCGTTACCGGTATAGGTAAGAGTAGAATTATATTTAGCAATATCAGTATTAACGGAAACATCTCCTTCAACCCCTATGTGCATTTGTCCTAGCTCACCTGGACTAGCAGTAGTATTTCTGCTTGGTAATTTAGAACCGTTTAATACACCTTCAGCCGGTACTCTCTGACCTCTAGAACTATACTTCGTTCCTTCTACACCTCCGGCACCAAAAAATTCAAGAAAACCTCCTGATGGATCCCCATCTTGTAGGTAAGTATCCGTTTTAAATCCTCTTAAAAAATGAGTTCCTGTGCCGTTTACTGGAACTTGTGCAAGTGTTGATCCAACGATTTGAGCGACGTGTTTTACTGTACCGCCTGCTCTTCTTATAAGGTTACCTACTAAAGTACCTTGCTGGTATTTTTCGTTAGATTCAAATTTTTTAGTTAACTCTCCTTGTTTAAGTAATGCTTCGTTCGCTAGATGTTTTATTCCAGGCTTATCGATAAGCATTTTTGCAATTCTAGAAGCGTCATCAACTCTTTTACTTACGGGATTAGATTTGCTTTCATATTGTTTTTCAACATAAGGAGCTTTAGCCCCTCTATCTTCATAAGATAGGGAGCGGAGATTATCCATACGACCTTCATCAAAGTCTTTTTTTAAGTTCCTTATAATAGGCATAGGACTACTGTGGAGGGTTATCTAAATACTTATCTGGTGTTGTGCCGTCTAAATCTAATCCAGAAACACTCTGTTCGATTGCTGGTTGATTATTAATCGATGATTGATTATGTAAAGTAGATGTTTTTTTTGCACCTGCTCTTTGGCTTGGTGTTAATCCTTTTAGACCTAATGTAGAATTAGTTAATTGGTTATTGATTATTCCGTTTGACATATTTAATTATTTTAATAGTTTAATATAAATAGAAGCTAAGAAAGTTTATACGTTCCTAACACTTGTGTTTCTCCTACTTTATCTCCATCTAAGTATACATTACCACCTGCTGAAACAACTGATATTAAAGTGTCTAATTTAGATGATATTTCTGCCATTGTGTTGTCTTCTTCTCCTTCGTCTCCAAATAGTCCTCCCAAGGCAAGTAAAGGAGTTGCAGCGAAAGCTAAGAGACTTAGTGCTCCCAATACAGGTAATGCTCCTATTCCAGATATTGCTATCATTCCTAAGCCTGCTGCTATACCCATTAATCCTGCTCCTACTAGTAAGAGTTGAGGTGCTATTGCTGCTAATCCAGTTAATTTAGAAATAATAGAATCAATAGGAGTATTTCCAAGTAGGTTAAATGCTAGTGCGGCTGGAATTAATGATGCTCCTAGTAGTGCTATTGCACCTGCTCCAGCTGCTATAAAAGGAAGTAAAAAGCCTAAACCTGCTGCTGCTAATCCTAAGAGTGTTAATGCACCTGCAAAGGCAAACATCTGTCCTGGGTTTATATCTTTAAGTAAACTTAATCCGTATGCTGCGGGTATTAAAGCAACTCCTAATATTCCCATTGCTAAAGCTCCTTGGATTATGCTTCCTCCAACTTTTCCTAATACTGCTAAGGTTAGTCCTAACATACTTAACGATCCTGCAAATGCAAGCATTTGTGCCGGATCTACATCTTTAACCATCCTTAGAGCAAGTGCGAATGAACCGCCTAAAACTACTCCTGCTACTCCTATAGCTATAGAACCTTTTATAACATCGCCTATCTGTCTACCGATAGATGCTAATCCATCTCCTAGTCCTTTAAGAAATCCTCTGATGCCTGCTCCGGAATCGGCTTTTATGTCTTTTGTTTTCTTTCCTAAATCCCCTACAGTATCGCCAGTTTTCTTTAAACTGTCAGGCATCTTAGCTCCTAATTTTTTTGCATTATCAGCAGATACTAATTTGCCAGTTGCTTGATCTCTAAATCGATTTATGCTTTTATCAAAAGCTACTTTTGTTTTATCTCCTAACCCTTTACTGAATGAGTCTGTTATGCTTTTCCCTGCTTTTCCAAATAATCCTTTTAAGGATTCTAAACCTCCGCCCATTCCAGACATAGAAGCACGCATTGCATTAAATCCTTTTATTCCTACACCGACAAAATTAGCTATTTTTTTAACTGCGAAAAAACCGGCTATTGTACTTAGTACTGCTGTTAATGCAATAGATACTGCTTTAAACTTTAAAAGATACCCGATTGCGGCTGCTATGGGCCTGATTATTGTTAATAATGTTTCTACTATAGGCACTACTGCTTCAAGTATTGGAGCAAATGCTTGTGCTAACCTATCCATAGATTTCTGGATTTTTGCTTGAATGTCCATTTGTTTAGACTGTTCTAAGGTCATTCCTCTAGCGTTTGCAATTTCATCGGCTGACATATCAGCCATTGCTTCTTTGGTTAACACCATCTTACCCAGTTCTTCCCTAGACATTCCCATTGCTTTTGCTAGAGCCTGTTGCTGGATACGGTTCATTTTAGCAAATTCTGCTGCCGATGCTCCGTTTTTTTCTAATTCTTTTGCTACTCCCTCAAGATCATTATTTAATGCTAATTCTCTTGCTTTACTTAAGTTAATATTCTTACCTGTAAGGAGTTGTGCTTCTAGTTCACTTTCAATTGATGATTCAAAGTCCAGTAAACCGTCAGCTATTTGATTTACTTTAGATAAGTCCATTCCAAGTTTTCTAGCAGCAGATGCTGCTCTACCTAATGCTTCTACGTTACCACCTGATGAAGCAACTATGTCATCAGAAGCGCTTAATACATCTTCGTATACTACCTTATTTGCTATCCCTGCGTCAACATTAGCGAATATAGCATCTCCTATTTCATTAGCAGACTTACCTGTCTGTTTCATTATCATTCCAAGCTTAACTCCTTGTTCAGCTGAAATGCCTAGTAGTTCTGTAGCGTCTGCTATTTGACCTATCTGCTGTGGTGTAAATATAGCGGCTGCATTTAATCCTGTCTGTTTAGTAAAAGATGCTGCAGTTTTCAGCAAATCCGTCATAGCAGCTACTTCGGTATTTACTCCACCGAGTGAGGCTGCTGACTGACCTGTTAACTGAATAAATTCTGTTTGTGCTTTATTTACATCAAAGAACGCAGATACTATCTTACCTACTATAACTGTCGGGTCTCTTAATGCAGGTCCAAATCCATCTGCTAAAGTTGAAAAACCTTTTGCTGCTATTTTAAGTTTATTCATAAAGGAAACATTTTTTCCCATACTCTTACCCATTTCGCGCATTTCTTCGTTGGCGTCTTCCATAGCTTGGTGGAAAATACCAGATCTCATACCTAGTCTCTCCATTAATGCACCTGTACCTCCTACTAAAGCTCCGGCAACACCCATATTCTGGTTTATTGCTCTTTCTAGGTTTAACCTCTCCTTTGTTTTTTCTATAATACCTTTAAGTCCATCGTCTTCTCTCGCGTTATACTCGACAACTTCCTTTAATAGCCTAACCTTCTCAGCTTTGTTTTTTATGTCTTTATCTGAGTTCTCTAAAGCTTCTAATTGCGATTTTGCTAAATCTTGGTTGAGTACTAACTCTTCTCTTGATTTTTCTAATGTAGATAATTTACTCTCTAACTGTCTTTTATTTAAATCAACTAATCCTTGATTATCGTAAAGAAGCTCTCTAGAAACACTTAAAACTTTCTTTTGCAACTCTTTTGCTTTACCTACTGCTGAGTTCTGTGTATCTAATGCTGCTACATTTTCTAGTAGAATTTTTTGCAAGCTAGCAAAGGGAGTATTTAGAGCTTCAGCGGCGCCTCTTGCATTTTCAATTTTAGCTTCAGCTAATTCGACTGCAGCAGCAAATTCCTCGGTTCCTTTAGCAGTTCCATCAAACGCTCTTCTTATAGCTTCTATTTGACGTGGTGCAACGTCAAGCTCTTTTAACTGCTGCAACAGTCTTTGCATATCTACATTTATATCTGCCATTTATATGATGAGTTTATTATAAATAGTAAAGGCTCGCGTTATTTACGAGCCCTTGTACTGTAGGATGGTTTCTTTATTTTACCGCCTTTCATTGTCTGCGATTTCTTATTTATTTTATCGTATTCAGCTTTTTCTTTTTCGAAATGGTCTTGTAATTTCTGAAAAGTAAAGTTTCTTAACCATATGGGCATATTATATACCGTATCGTAATCAAACCCTCCTTTGCCGTGGAATACTATTTCATGAATTTGCGTAAATACCGATAATCTATACGACGGCGTCAGGCCAAAGAAAATTAACCCCAATTGGGATGTCTATCCCCCCTTCTGGACCATTCTCTGGGTAGAACTTCATGTCTACATCTGGTTGAAAGTCTCTAAGGTAGTTTCTAAACGCTCTAGAGTCTCTTGCTAAGAATTGATTATCAACGAATGATCTAACTGTTTTTTTCTCTGCGTCACCGTTAATAGCTGTTATCATATGCTTTAGTCTGGTAGATAATTCAGCTGATGATTCTTTATTAATTTTTTTAAGTCCTTTTACTTCCTGATCTATTGCTGATTCATCTCCGTGTGTAAGTAACTTAAATGTAATAACGTGTCCTGTGGTAGGTAGGGTAAAGTTGAAAGCATTTTCAGATGCTTTTTCAATATCTGGATGTAACTTTTTATTATCTAGAAGGGACAGGTCTACTTTCTCTGTTAGTCCATTATAAGTAAACTCATAATCTTTACCGTATCCTAATATACGTGCTGCTATTAATAGAGCATTTTTATCTCCTACTAAAAGCTGATTATAGTTAATAGTCTTATCTACTATAAGAGCTTTAAGCAATTTATCAATTACTATACCTTTTTCAATATAGTTTTGATTAGTTAGTATATCCTCTTCTTTAGCAGTCATATACTTCATTTCTATTGTACCGCTAGATAATGGGGATTCTTTTGAATAGAGTTTACCCATAGAAGGTAGATCTACTATCTCCGTTGGGAATTTTTGTGTTTGTTCCATAAATCTTATTAATTAAAACTAGTTCTTAATATAAATATACGAAGAATACTTTTTTAAAACAACAAAAGCCCGAAATAAATCGAGCTTTATGTTATAATTAAGGCTGTATTAGTAATTCAATACGCAGTAATCCATTGCTACTGTAATTGATAGCTCTACTGCGTCAGGTGATGACCAATCAAAGTCTCCTTGAGACATTGTTTTGATGAAAGCACCTTTAACAATCCATTCTGATACTACATCTCCTACAGGACCTAGTACATTAAGAGTTAAGTCTTTTTTGTAGAAGTCTGAGTATCCAGCACGACCAGTTACTGATTCGTAAGATAGTCTTGCCCATTCCATTACTGCTTGAGCTCCGGATGGTGTGATTGGATCATATAGTGTCATATCCATATCATTCCAGGTTCTTTTTCCTCTTATTTTTCTATAAGAGTTAATGTGGTCAAGAACTACCTCTCCGTCTTCAAAAGAAGGAGCTGATACTGTTTTTACCATGAAGGATGGAATGTTATCCATATACATGATAAATCTATTTTGTACCTTCGGTTCGAAGGCTCTAAACATAATTTCGTTCGGGTCTAATACTGCCATTTTATTTATTGTTTATTATAAATATCTTAATTTAAAATTATCCTACAAATGTTGCTCCAGTTGGCTCAATTGTAAAGTCTAGTACTATGAATTCAGCAGTTTTAGCTGGTTGAATAAAGATTTGACCTATTAATTGATTTCTGTCTACTACGTCTGCAGTGTTATTTGAATCATCCATTACTACTCTGTAAGAATAAAGACCTTGTCTCTGTACTACTGATTCTAAGTATGGATTAACTGTTGCTAAGAATCTATTTCTTGTTGCAATTGTATTTTGTTCAAATACTAAGTTTCTTGCTTGATCACCGATGAATTTCTTCAATTCGATTAATAATCTTCTTACATTTACTCTATCTAAAGCAGAAGCTTTAGTTTGTAATGTTTTCTGTCCAAATACTGAAATGCCTTGACCTGGGAATGAAGCGATTGGATTAACTTTCTTAGAGTATAATGTATCTCTTTGAGTTCTTGTTAACCTCTTTTGTGCTTGAATTACCCCAGTAATTCCTCCTCTTACTAATCCTGCTGGTGCAAACCATGGAGCTGAACTATTATCTGTAAAGGCATATACTCCTGGTATTACAACTGATGCTGGTACCCATTCGTTTTTACCTGTATCAGCTTGTGTTTGTAGCCATGGCCAGTAAGAAGCTGCATAAGAACTGTTAAGTAATGCTGCTCTACCTGTTACAGTTGATTCTCCAGTTACCAAATAGTCAACTAAATCTACTACTGAGATACAATCTCCTCTAGTTTCTGCTAAAGAAATTATACTGTCTATCTCTGTACTGTGTCCAGTTAAGTTATAAGCTAATCCTGGTGCAGAGATGATATTGAAAATATAGTCATCACTATTCTCTAATACTGATATTACATCTGAATAACAACCAGGTGTTAATCCTTGTGTATCTATACTATCTATCTCTCCAAAGAATTTAGCTTGTCTATCTGATGCATATAAAGCTCCTGCAGCATCGTAGAATGAACCTGATTGTGCTATTGGAAGAGAACTAGCATAACTTACTCCTTGTGCGTCTGTGTTAACTGTTACTCCATCCGTAGATAAGTAATCTAATGTAGGAGTATTTACTGCTGCTACTCTAATGTAGTTTGATTTATTGACATATTCTTTATGTGTAGCGATATATTTAGAACCATCACCATCAGTAGATAGTAATTTATGTTGGTTTCCTATTACACTTTCTATATAGTTAGGAGAATTAGGATCTAAAGAAAGATCGTTAAACGTTTCTAATACTATTTTATTTTTTAAACTATCATCACCTTGACGAACACTTAAACTAAAAGTTCCTAAGTCTGAATTAACGTTAGATATTTCCCATCTAATATTATCTGAAGAACCAGTTACTAAAGAGCTATCGCTATTTTCTTGAATAGTTGTAGCATCTATAGCGTTATTGTATATTTCTCCTTTTCCTAAAGTATGTAAAATAAATGAATCTGCTGTAGCTGTTGTAGTATCGGTACCTCCTGCTAAAGTAAACATATTTCCTGATAC